TATCAGGGATTTACCATGCCACGAGCTGAAAGCATGACATTTGACGGCACAAAGTACAATGACCTTTTACAGGCAATTATCTCACTTTTAAACGAAAGAAACAATGACAATGATCATTTTGATACTATGCTGGTCAATAATCTGTGTTTCTCTTTATAACATTTTTAAAGATAAGCAATGATTATAATAGCCATATTCGCACTGATTATCTTATTCGCCATAGAAGTTCAGTTTCAAGACTACATGAACGATATTAACAATAACCGGGTACGCAACCCATTAAAACGTAAAAAATGATTATTACAGATTTCCTCGCAGTACAACCTTCACAGTTACAATATTGGGAAAATATTGCAGCAAATAAAAACATCCATATGTTTACTATTTTATCAGTAGAAAGTTCTGATAATAGCAAGGATCATAAAATAATGACATTCAGCTACAATTCGAACTATGTAAAGTTTCTCATGATTGATATTTTTTATGCTGGCAGAATGGCTCAGTACAAAGAAACTAGAAACATTATAACCCCACAAATAAACAACAATGAAGCAGCTTATTAAAAAATAAATTTTAATTCTAATATAGTTTATCATACCTTTATGGGCATGAAAGATATTAATCAATACATTTTAGCGAATTTTGCTATAGACGAAAATACAGGTATAATTACAAGATTAGACCGAGCTAATTCTAATGGCAGTTATGATAAAGATGGTTATTTAATTATAAAAATTAAGACTAAACAATTTAAATCTCACAGATTAGCTTGGTTTTTATATTATAATGAATGGCCAAATGGCGAAATAGATCATATAAACAGGATTAGAATTGATAACAGAAAATGTAATTTAAGAGTAACAGATAGATTAGGGAATATAATAAACACATTTAGAAGTCCAAATAAAGATACTAATATAAGAGGAATTTATATTGATAAAACAAAAGGATTAAAAAAAGTTTTTGCGTTAAAATATAACAAGAAAATATTTAGATTTTATACATTAACTGAAGCAATAAATTTTAAAAACCTAAACAAATGAAATCATTTAATTTAATCAAAATTCAAAATGAGTTAAAAGTCCCAAAAAATCAATTTAATAAATTTGGTAATTATGCATATAGGAATCAAGAAGATATTCTTGAGGTTTTAAAGCCACTTTTATTAAAATATGAATGTACTTTATATATATGGGATGAAATAAAAACTTCCAATAATATTACATATGTAGAATCTACAGCTGAATTTATTGATAAAGATATTATAATTAAAATTACTGCTCAAGCAGGGATTGATTTAAATACAAAAGGTATGTCAGCCGCACAGGCGTTCGGAGCATCTTCATCATACGCTCGTAAATATGCTTTATCCGGTCTTTTCTTATTGGATGATAGCAAAGATGCAGACGCTACCAATACACATGGCAAAGACGATCTAACAGATTATAAAAGCAAGCTGATTCTTAAATGTCAGGATATTACGGATGCCATGAAACGCGCATCTGCTCAAAGGTCCATCAATGATGCATCTACTATGGCCGACCTGATTAAGATAGAAAAGCGTATTAACGAATTAACCAACCAAAAAGACTAATCTAATATGATCGAATTAATTAAACCTAAAAGGAAGTCCGTTAATATCTTCAACCGAAATGGTGAGCCGGACGTTATCATTAACTTTTATTACACAGCCGCAACGGATAGACAAAAAGCCAAACGATCTTACAGGATAGGGATGCACAATTTTTTGTACCGCAATAACCTTAAATGGCAATATGTATGTTTTGGCATTGAACATGGAAGCATTGTATTTTTTGAAGGTGACAGGTATAACGGCTATAAATTTGACAGAAATAAATACATTAGCAATATGTCACTTATTCAAACAATATGCGATGTTTATAATGTCAAAATAAAGGATAAGCCATTCCGACTTTCTTTCAAGTGCGATAATGTAAATGATAAGTCATGGAGAATGATTTTAGATAAATAAAAACAAACCAATAAAACCAAATAAAATGCAACTACAAACAGCAGAAAACATGGCCGCCTTCGCCGTAAGTAAGGCAAACCGCGAAGAGTTGGCAATACAGATAGTAGAAGCTATGGATGCCGGTGAGCTTAATCCACTTGACATTCATTATCAGGTAAAGGCAATGGAAGACTTTATTAAGGTACTGACCGGCAATAGCCGATACAAAGATTATGTCTTAACCGAAGGCATGAAGCATGGTAAGTCATTTGAATTTAACGGCTCAAAGATGGAGATTAAGGAGACCGGCGTTAAGTACGATTACTCTAATTGCGGAGATCAGGAATGGACAGCTATTGAAGTAGAGATTAACTTAAGGAAAGAAAAGCAAAAAGAGCGCGAAAAGTTTCTCAAGTGTGTACCGGCCGAAGGTGTCGAAATAGTAAGCAATGAGACAGGTGAGGTCATTAAAGTATATCCACCTTCTAAATCATCCACCACATCAATAGCAGTTACATTAAAATGAATCAGTTAAGCATTACCGAAATCAATACACAGCTTCAGGCCGTAACCCCGCAAACATTGGAAAGCATTGCGGCCTGTACTGAATATGGTGCAAAATTAGCCGGATGGATAGCTTACACCGGACTTGCAAAGGCACAGGCAAAACGTAATCTGCTGCAAAAGAAAAAAGAAACCATTGATAAGTTAATGACGGAAAACCACAGATTAACCCCTGCCAACTTCAAAGAATATGTTACCGCTTCCGTATCAATGGAGGAATATAACTATGAACTGGCAGACCGTACCAATGCAGCGGCCACGCATCAGCTCGACCTTGTCCGGTCAATATTATCCGCTCTTAAAACTGAAATGGCAAGTATCAATTTTTATAATCAATAAATCAAAATCAAATGCAAGCAGTTACTATAACACAAATTACTTATCATGAACTTGAAATAATGATTGATGAATCATTAAAAAGAATAATTAAAAAATATCTTGAGCAAATTAGTTTACCACCAGAAGACGAATTTTTAACTATACAACAAGTTTCAAAATTATTACATCTTGCAGTCCCGTCAATTTATGGACTTGTGCATCGCTCTCAAATTCCATACATGAAACAAGGTAAACGTTTGTATTTTTCTAAAGATGAAATAAATGCATGGTTAAAATCAGGTAAAAAAAATTTTCATAATCAATAAATCAAAATCAAATGTCAAACTACGACAACACAAACAGCGGCGTATTATTTAAGAACGACAAAAAGGGCAATGAAAAAGCTCCCGACTACAAAGGCAAAGTAAACATTGAAGGCAAAGAAAAAGACATCGCAGGATGGATACGGGAAGGCAAATCAGGTAAGTTTATCAGCATTAAGATCAGTGAGCCGATGAAAAAAGACAATGTTTTCGACAACAAACCGAAATCTGTATTTGACAATAAAACCGACCTACCATTCTAATCATGACCAGAAACCAGTTGATAAAAAAGATCAGTGGATTGTTGGAGGTCAACTTAATCCCAGCCGCTTACAATGTTCTTGTGGATATTCTGCAGGAATATGAAAGCGAATATCTAAAAGATAGAATAAGAGCTTATCGTGTAGGTGGGTTAGTATCCGATGAAATGCTAAATGAAAATGCTCAAAACATTTGTAATATGTACGGCATTACCATAGACCAGTTAAAATCTAAGGGAAGATATAGTTTGTTGGTTATGGCACGTGTGCATTTTAGTAGGCACATGAGATTGATACATAATGCCAGCTTCCAAACAATAGGTAAGTTCCTAAACCGTGACCATACTACAATACTGCACTATTTTAAAGCATATAAAATAGATCCTAATATTTCCGAAATCCATACAAGATTAACTAATGACAGAAAAACAGATACACGCTCAGGTGTGCAAGTATATTGACCTGCAATATCCGAAGGTCATTTATACATCGGATAGCTCAGGGGTAAGGGTAAGCATAGGGATGGCAAAGGCATTAAAAGCCATCCGGTGCAAAGGATATAAGATACCCGACCTTATTATCATGCATCCAAATCGGTTGTATCATGGATTGATAATTGAAATCAAAAAGGATTTGTCACAAATTTTAAAAAAATCGGGACATTTTAAAAATGATAAACACGTACAGGAGCAGTTAAAATCTTTGGAGGAATTGAAACGGCTTGGATATGCGGCCATCTTTGGATGTGGCTTTGATCATATAAAATCAGTAATAGACGAATATTTTAACAAACAAAATCAAATCAAATGACTGAAAAACGTAAAAAAGAAATCACAGAAGAAGTTAAGCGAAGGGTAAATTTATGGCTTACCAATACTGACTGGAATCAAATGACCTGTTATGGCTCTTATATCCGTTTTAATATGTCAGTAGGGATGATAGGATATCCATTTAAAAAAGAAAAATGGATGGATAAAAATGACTTTAAAAAGTTCATAACAGAGGAAGAAGATGACAGTGATTTTTTTAATGAATTAATGACAGATATATTTTATGATTCAAAAAAACAAAATCAAATCAAATGACACGTAAAATTGCACTTGCACAGTATCTATTGTCCGGCGGAAAGCTGTCCATCATGAACGCTTATCGGCATTTCGGAATCAGTAATGTCAGCCGGGAAGTTATTCGGCTCATTGAAAAGCCTTTCAATGTCGTATTAACCAGAACTAAGATGGAAGGGAAGACCAAATATGGCAGTCATTGCGAATGGTTTGAGTACCGGTTAGTATCAAATCGTATCAATGCCAAAGGCATTAAGGCCATGAAGGATGCAGTGGCCGAATTGCAATCGGTTACAAAATGTAACCAGCTCAAAAAAAAGTTGGTAAAATCAAAGTAAATTATTAATTTTGGTATTGATGAGTAACGGCATCATTTATAAACTTTTTGCCCCAAAGGGATATTGGAATCCGTTACTTCCAGTATTCCGGAGGGGTTAATCTTTTTATGGCAGAAAATAAAAAATCATTTATCCTTTACTGCGACATTATGAACGTAGTGGATAAGCTAACAGATGAACAGGCAGGAAGATTGTTTAAGCACATTTTAAAGTACGTAAATGATCAAAACCCTGTTATTGATGACATATTACTTGACGTTGCATTTGAGCCAATTAAACAGGCATTAAAGCGTGACCTTGTAAAGTATGAAGAAAAGAAAGATAAGCGAAGCATATCAGGTAAGCAAGGTGCTAACAAACGATGGCAAAATATGGCAAATGCTAAAAATGCTATGCCAAATATAGCAAATGCTAAAACTGAATGGCAAACGATGGCAAACATAGCTGATAGTGTTAGTGTTAGTGTTAATGATAATGTAAATGTTAATGATAGTGTTAGTGTTATAAATAAGCAAAAAACACCAAATCTTGAACAAGTGATTAATAAGTTTATAAGTCTGGAAGGCACTACTGAAATGGCTGAGCGTTACTTTTCAACAAACGAATCACGCGGATGGGTTTATAACGGCTCACCAATAGTTAACTGGGAAGCTTCAATACCTGCATATATCAAAGCATGGAAAGCTAAAGATAATAAGCAGTTAGATGAACATGAGAAAATAGCGGCAGCCAATAGAGCTAAATGGCAGCGCGAAAGAGAAAGATTTGAACAGCTAAATAAATGACAATGAAAGGATTACAGCCACAAGCAAAAGATGCAGAAATAGCAATATTGGGAGCGATACTGATCGAATCAAATGCCATCGACAAAGTTACCGAACTATTAACCCCGGATAGCTTTTATGTCACCGCTCACCAAAAGATATTTACATCCATACTTAACCTACAAAAGAAACACCAACCTATTGACCTCGTGACAGTTACCGAAGAACTGAAACAGGCCGGCCACCTCGATGAAATCGGCGGACCATACGAACTTGTAAAGCTTACCAATGCTATCGTATCATCTGCAAACATCGTTAACCATGCCCGCCTTGTTCATGAAAAGTACACCCTCCGCAAACTAATATCAGTATCTACCGAAATAACCGCCAAAGCTCTCGATCCTGAAACAGACTGCTTTGAACTCATTGACCTTGCTGAAAAGCAGATAATGACCTTATCAAACAACAACGCCGCCGACACTTTACACATTTCCAATGTTTTGGTTAACACTTTACAAAAGATAGATCAATGGAAAGCATCGGGAAGCCATATAACCGGCATCCGATCAGGATTCTCAGACCTCGACAAAAGTACACGCGGATGGCAACCCGGAGACCTGATTATCGTGGCGGCGCGCCCATCCGTAGGCAAAACCGCGTTTGCGCTCAATTTGGTGCGAAATGCGGCCCTCAATGGTGCAGGTGTAGGTGTATGGTCACTTGAAATGAAAGCGCCGTATTTAGCCCTTAGAATGCTTGCAGCGCAATCGGATGTTTTTCTGAATAAATTGCAGACCGGCAGCCTGATGGACTTTGAATACAAAAAGCTAACAGAAGCGGCCAACAACCTTAGCCGGTATAATATATTCTTTGATGACGCTAATGCCGTCAATTTACGATCCCTAAAAGCTAAGGCACGCCGGCTAAAAAAGAAACAAAATATAGGCCTGATCGTTATTGATTACCTTCAGCTCATGCATGGTGAAAGCAAAAACAACCGCGAGCAGGAGATTGCGACCATTAGTCGTGAGCTTAAAAACCTTGCTCAAGAGCTTGAAATACCTATTATTGCATTATCGCAGTTAAGCCGGGATGGCGTAAAACATAGCACATGGGATGTCCCACCGCCAATATCAGCACTACGAGAATCAGGTGCCATTGAACAAGATGCCGACCTGATACTTATGCTTTGGGGAGCTAATGATGCCGAACTGGCAAATGACCAAAGTTATGAAGGTAAGCGTAGGGTAAGGATAATGAAGCAGCGGAATGGATCGCTTATGACATGTGATCTGGACTTTAAAAATGAGATTCAGTTATTTAAAAGTATAGCTGATATACAAAGAGATGAAATAGGTTTTTAAAATCATTGATGTAAATTATTATTAACTTTAGTAAGTAATTATTAATTTAAAGGGAACATCAATTGGCAGCCGCTTGGCGTAACCGGGAATGAATACCGGCTCGGGATAACGTGCCTGATCAGTCAGGTAGATGAGGGTTCGAATCCCTCAGCGGCTCAAAATTTATAATTATGTTTATAATTGGGATATTGCTAATAGCTATTATAAGCTATTTATGGGTAAATGAAATTGATAAGATGAGCAAAGAACATCCGGATTATAAAGGTGAGGACTTTCCATAATGGAAATAACTAATTACGGTAACGGTTGGCAGCTACACGCAGTAGCCGAAGCAAGGCATTTAGCGTGTCGGCTATTGCTTGTAGGTGCTGTTAGCTGCTGTTTTTATCTCTTTGATTTTCAATTAGTTAGAAAATAATTAGAAAATATCTTTGAAATAGTTTGCAGTTTCAAAATAAGGGTTGTATATTTGACCTATAAATATCAAACATCATGACAACAATAACAAACAGATTTGGAGAAAAGCAAACAGATTGGACAAGCCACAAGCACCCAAATAACCCAAACTTTATGCAGGTGGTCAAGTTCATGCACATTCAATATCCTGATGGTAGAAATAACCTTTACTGGAGATTGGCTAATTCATCTGCTAACGATAAACACATGATAGCTAACATTACATTACTCGAAGCACAATCGAAGTTTGTTGATGTGGAGGAACAAGAATTGACTGACGCAGATTTTGAAAAATGGTTAGCAGAACGCAAATGAAAAAAAAGATTGAAAAAAGAGGTGGCACTCGCAAAAATGCGGGTGCTAAACCTAAATACTCGGAGCAAACAAAAACGGTTGCTTTTCGCTGTCCATTGTCAAAAGTTGATGAACTGAAAATAATTGTCAAGTCTAAACTTTCGGAGTGGTCGGTAAAATAGCAACTAACTTGTATATCCACGCAATGCGCAATAATACCGTATTTGGATGTATAGGCGCAATAATCAACTAAAATACAAATCAGCTTCGGCCTTTCGCCTTGTAACCAAACCATTCAGCACTTTGCCACCGGCCTTAGTCCATCTCATAAATTCATCCCGTATTGTCACATCATTAGGATTAGCATTGACCTTTTTAAGTAGTGTACTTTTAGCCAAATTGCCAGCGCCTACATTAAATGCAAAGGAAGTGAGCGCACCTAACTGATTATCATTTATTGCAGACTTAACAAGTTTTTTAACCTCCGCCTCAAACTTTTGCACCACAAAGAATAACAGCTTATCCGCACGATCTAATGTAATCTTTTCGCCTTCCTGTACCTTACTGCCATTCTCATAAAATGTATTACCATATCCAATAGTCCACACGCCCGCCGGGCATAAATAGGCCTTCAGCTTTAACCCTTCAAACTTTCTGATTATCGGAATTCCCTTGTTCATAGTCTTTAATGAATTTTAATAGTTTCTTTTGAGCCGCAAATATTACCTTGTAAGCATTACGCTTTATGACATTCATGTCCTCAATCTCTTCCTCGTAAGTCCTAAATTCAGCATCGCATATATCCGCAATCGTGGCCAACAACATACACTCAACCTCGATAATTTGCAACAGCTCATTATCTACCGGCATGAATTCCGTATGTATGTTAGCTTCGTCTGTCATAAAATTTTCTTAAATTTATATCCACCAGTATGATTTCTTCTTCCATTTAATACAGCGGATATTTTTGTTGCACTTAAATTTAAATTACGTGCTGCTTCATGTACACCATTAAATCTGGAAATAAAAATATTATCTTTATACACTAATATGTCAAATTTATAATTAATAGAATTTTTCCCCAATCTGCCTTTTGATGGGTTGTTTTGCATCATTCTATCTTTAATTACCTGTATATGTTTGATACTTAATTTTCTATTTTTGCCTGCATTTATTATTTTTTTTCTATGCTCTTCAGTTATAACATAATTTTTTCTTCCTTCGTTCATTTTAAGATAATTTTTACTATTATCTCTTTTTTTTGCAGCTATACTTAATTTATTTCTATATTCTTCTGTGTAAATTTTATTAAGTGTGCCATCACCACCATCAGTCATATTTGTAAGTATCCCATTCCCTATATCAATTCTGCCATATTTTTTTATTAATTCTATTTCTTTTATTTTGGCATCTTGAAATGTTATACTATCATATAGTATATTTACTTTATAATTTGTTTTATTAGCAATATTTTTCCATAAATTATTTCTTCTTGTTTTTTCATTTGCCCTTTTATACATATTATCGCTACCAATTCCAATATAGAATGGTGTATTTTTATCTAATCTAATATGTTCATAAACATATGCCATTAAACTATTTTCCCTTTATGTATTCTATAATTTCTTACTTCGTAATTTACTAAATCTTCATGTAAATCTATAATAGCAAAACCATGATTCCATTTATTTATTGGTAAATATGCTGGATTTAATTCGCATAAACAACCTAAACTCCAAGTAGTGACTATATTTCCATTCATGTCAGTTTCGGTATGCGAACTTGTTTGATGATTATGGCCCTGCATTGCGGAAACCTTCCCCCTCAAAAATAATCCCCTTGCCACGTTGACCGGACTGAATATCGATTGGCCAAACTCATGACCATGTACAATATTTAAATCATTGGCCTTTATTATACGTTTGTCGCCTATCAATTCAATGCCCCGCTCATTTAATCCCAACAAATGCTGTAATTCGAATTGCTGAACACCTAAAAGCTCTGGCGCTTTCATCATCAGATAATTTTGATATCTTTCCTCATGATTCCCTATTTTGTAATAAATCTTTGCGCCAAATTGCGCCAATACATCTAAAAACTCACGAGCCGCCTGTAATTCATGAGCAACCGATCTTTTGCGCGGATCTTTACCAAAACGTGAAAGCTGATAAAAGTCCAATATGTCACCATTCAATAATATCGCCGATGGCTTTTCAGCTTGTATGAAATCAAGGGCGGCAGACAAAGCATCAATACTATGGTAAGGAATATGGACATCACTTAAAACGGCTATCTTTTTCTCTTTAATGTAAAACGGCTCATATTTGGTCTCTTCTGATTCTGGCAGCTTCCAAGGGTTTTTTGGTCTTTCTTCGGTCATATATAATGATTTATCTTTTATTGTATTTCTCATTTTTATACCTGACTTACCCTCAATTTGCCTAAGCGTTGTCCTTGCATGATCAACTGACATAAAAGCCTCTACATTCTCATTATACATAATTCGGGCCAGCGTTAATGTCGGCATATTATTACCGTACTTAATCCTGTAATCCCGAGCTATGTC